GCGTCGGTAGCGGCAAGGGTGCGGACTACCTCAACGGTGCATCCTAGCATCTCTTGCACGTCGTGACTAAGCTTCTTAGTGTGGTGCAAGTGTCCGCAGTACCATTGTCGATGCGATGTCTCACCCCAATCTACAGGACGATCAACCGCCATCACCATGGGCAGGTCAGCAAGCTTACCCGTGTCGGAGTGTGTAAGCCCGATAAGACATTTACCAAAGCGCATGTAGTGATGCTTGGTCGGAGCTTCGTCAAATGTTACACGTGGGTTACCTTCAAAAAGCATCGATAGTGCGACTACAAGTGTAGTGGTTTGCTCAGCATCGTGATTACCTGCAGCGCACTTTACATGCACGTTCTGATGCGTCTCAAGACCACGCTCAATAGCGTACCTGAGAATCTTAAGGCCTACCCTAAGTACCTGCGGCCATCGTCCGTCGACAGAGACCGGCGTGCCTTTAGTCGTCTGGTTCTTACCTCCGTCACTATGAAAGTAGTCGCCAACGGAGAAGATCGCTAGCGTCTCTGCAGCCGGGGCAGCGGCTAGGCATTTGTCAAACGCCTGTTTCATAATCCGCTCTACGATTTCAAGATCAAAGCTTTCGCCTGCCTCTTCCCACCAGGCTAACAAGCCAATGTGGGCATCACCGATCGGGATTAGATTCATCTTATTTGACGGCAGCACTTTCTTAGGTGCCTTGATCTTTGGGACATGCGCGCGGAAGGGCTCAAAGATGTCTGTAAGAGCGGCGATAAGCTCGGCCATGGCCTGCTTCTTATCCGCTACGCTCTTTACCCATTGCTGTTTGAGCTCGCCATCGGCGCCTGAGTGTTGCGTTACACGCTCAATGCCGAAGCCTTCAGGTAGCTTCGATTTTCCGTAATCGTGGGGCGTGATATCGGTGCGCGCCTCTTCGCGTCTTTGTACTCTAAGGGCCTGCGCTGTAGCTACTTTGCATGCCTTGCACTGGCCGCACTTATCGTAGAATTCTTTTTTATCTTTTTTCTGCTTACACTTTGAACACTTTTTCATTTAATCCCTTAGATAATGATCAGCTAGCACCGTTGCTAACGTACCTGCGGCCAGGCCGGCGACAGACCACCCCCAGCTTACACCTTTATCTGACTGACGCAAAGACTTATTCTCAGCCTCTAAACGTGTTAGGCGCGTCTCCATTACCTTGTAGTCGGTGTCTAGGTCCATCCATACAGGCTCAGGAAGGTAGCGGCCCGGGTCGATATTCACTATCGAGCCCCCTTCCGTTTTGCAAACGGCCGGAGTCTTAAAACGCAAAGAGGTATCGGCACCTGCCACGCGAGGGGCGAGGGAGAGAACCAAAAGCACAACAAGTGCCGATACCTTAAACTTATTCGACATCAGTAAAGTCGATATCGATACCTTGCGCGGGACTGTCTTTAACAGCATTGTCACCGGCCTTCTCTGCCCTCTTTACCGCGGCCTTTTTGGCGTTGCCTTTAGCAGATAGGATAGCAGATAGGATAGCGATAAACGGCTTGGCCCATTTTGGCGACTTAGCTCCAAGCGCATCAAGGTATACCTTAGCTACTGCGTATCCGCCTGATGCGTACGCTGCGACCTTAAGAGCGGCATACAGTGTTGCTAGTGATACGCCAGCACCTGAGACAAAAGCGGATGCTAGAGCGGCACCGAGAGAGCCTAACAATACGATCGCAGGCGCGACAAGCTTGTGGCTAAGGATAGGGTAACGTGATCCACCGTACCTACGAACGACGGCCACGAGAAGCACAAGCCCGAACGCAGCGGCGGCAGCGTAGTTACCTTGTGCGATCGATTCGTATAAAGGCTTTGCCAATGCTCCAAAGTCAACCTCACCGGAGGCGGCAACGGCTAGCGTCAGGCCGAAGAAAGAAAGGATCGCGTAAGCGGCGGCAGTTGTGTAAATTCGTAGCATGGTTCTCTATCCTCCACAGCTCATGGCTGCTAATTTTGAGACTGCATGACATGCAGTCTGATACTCAGTTGGCACGTAGTGACACACGATCGCTAAGACAGCACCGGCAGCAATGCCAGTAAGTCTAAGCTTAAGCGCGTTACGCTTCTCTTCAGGTGTTTTAGATTGGGGCGACAAAGGTCCTGGCTTCCGTCCACGCGACTTTCGTAGTAGTTACAAATAGCGATCGGTTGGACGCCGGAGAAGATCCACCTGCCCAAAACATCATACCAAGGGAGCTACCTCCGCTTGGTACTTGATCACTGTCGTCCGTGCTCATTTCGGTGATTAGCACGCCGTCAATGAAGAACCTAGCAATTGATGCACCTAGCGCAGTGCTGGCCCCGTGCAGCTCTATCCTGAAATTATGCCGTGTGGTATCCGCAGGGACCGTTGAAGCTACCGTAGTTACAGAGCCCCCCGCCGCTGCCCTGCAAAGCCAGTTAGCATTGCCAGGCGATGCGTAGAACTGCACGAACCGGTTAGTGGCAGCGCCCAGTCCTGCGTTAGTAATGCTTGCAAAGTTGTGAAGGCCTCCGGCGTATTCCATCCCTGTAAGCGTTGCGCTTGATAGGTACGCGCCCCACTCCATTACAACTACGTTGTCATCAAGATCCGATATAGGCTGATCGCCTGCTGGTGTGCCTCCTCCGTACTCTTGTAGTACAAGTGCCCTTTGCGCTGATGCACTCGTAGTAACCTCTAGCTGTAGCTGTGGACCGCCACCTACGTTGGCTGTTGTCTCACCACCTACCGCTTTAACGTACGTGTTTGTATCCACAATTACAGCGGCACCTGCACGACTACACGTGGCTCCTGTGGTGATCACAGATAAGGACAGAGGCCCCCAACGATGCGTCTCATTGATAGCAGGGCCACCAAAGTACCCGTTAGGATCGATGTAATGCCTGACGTTGCCATCACGATCTGCAGAGGATAACAAAGGGGAGTTATCAGCGGCAGCGGATCTCTGTAGTATGCCGACGTTAAGCCAAAGCACCCACGAGTAGATCGTAAACAGCAGCCAGTTAAAGTGTTGCGCAGCGGCTTTCGCACCAGGGATCCATCCCGCAAGTTTGGATCCTGAGCTCGGTTCTGTCTTTGTGCCGGTGGTCGCCCACGCGGGCAAGTCTGTAGGTTTATCGCTCATAAAATCCTATTCTAGCACACTGGCTAAGTCGCCTCCGACCAAAGCGTCGGCAGTATCGCCCATTCCTTGATCCTCATCATACTCTAATACTTCTGCAGCCGTAAGATGGTTGTCTGTAAGGGCGCTTACACCGGTTACCGTTGCGCCTGCTATGCCTGTATATGTGACTACCTCTTGCGCGGCTAGTCCAGGGCTAAGCAGCAAGCTGCCTGTACGAGGCAAGCCTACTGCTCCGGCTAGCGTAAGCGTCGTGTCGCTGATACTATGTGCGCCTGATAGCGTGGCGAACGTGCCGAAGGTAAACGTTTCATCGTCGGCAGATTCGCTGTACGTAAGCAAAAGGCGAACCGTAACGGCAACGGCTTTGCGTAAGAATGCGATCAAGATTTCGGCAACTGCTGCCGCGGTCCCTGTAACTGTGCCAAGGTCGACAAGCACGGTGGCATTACCTGAGTTTTGCATCACGACCACGGTAGTCGTCTCTCCTAAGACAAGTTGTGTGACCGCAATAAGGTCGGGGTATGTACCATTGCTGTTAAGCACTGCGACTTTGGCGCGTACGTATCGACGGTAAAGCTCGTCATCCGTCACGCCATCACGTGGCTGTTTTACAATGTTACCAAGTGTCGTAAGCTGCGCGCCTACCGACGTATCAATCAGATAGCCTAGTAGTACGTCGTATGCAGCATCTTCTAGATCCTGGATAGGCCCTACAAGGGCATCTAAGAAAAACTCTATATTCTCCTTGCCCTGCATCTGGTACGGCAAACGCGCTAGCGCTTGTACCGCATGATCCGTGATCTTAACTAAGCTCACGGTGTACCTGCTGCGCTGGTAATAACAATACGTGATGAGTCGAATACTGCGATCTCTCGCGTGCCAATCTGTAAAGTCGTCTCAAGTGTTGGCGTAACGGAAAGCCCGATGTTCGCTATGCTTGCCTCAAGTACACCCGTGATAGCATGCGCCTGTGCCTTCATTGCTGAGCTTACAACGTTCTTGCCGGCCGATTGTGCATCTCCGAACAACACTACCTGCGCGGTCACTTGTGCATCACCGTCTGCGGGGTATAGCGCAACGTCATACTCTAGCGTGATAGATACGTAGACGTTTGTCTCTGTCGGTCGACTAAACGCCATGTCATGTGAGACACTAAGTGCATCGTCCGCGGTGCCTGTGATAGTGCCGTATGTGTTGTAGCCTGCAGGACCATTCGACAGAAGCATATTCCAGATGTCTTGATTGGCGCCGCCTTGAATAAGTGCCTCAATGCTATGTGGCGGCACACCATCACCATCGACAGAATCAGTCTTATTCTCGAAAATCTTAACGCTTGTAACGCCAGTAACCCCTAGCAGATCAGCACGCAAAGAGTCAAGAGGGGTGCTCCCACCTGTGGCTAGCACCGTCTCACGTCGCAAACGTGCAGGGCCGTCGAGCTCTACCGTTGCGCCTGGCGTAGCATCAAGTACGTTGATCACACTATCCCAGCCGGATACAGGCGTTTCGATAACGTTTAAATCACCGCTTGCACCGAGTATTACGCCAGTGTTTGAGCTTGTGGCCGGGATGTCTACAGCGGCCGTGCCATTGCCGAGAAAGCGCCACACGACGGTACCGTCAGTGATAGCAAGTACTTCAGTAGTCGGGCCGCCAGAACCTGCGCTTGTGCCTGCCGTGGTGCAGAGGTATGAGTTGCCGCCGTTACTTCTGCGGTCCCCTAGTACGTACGCTGTGCTTATTGCCCACGCTGTAAGCTCTGCGAGCTCGGCAGCGTCAGTGGTATCGAATCGCTCAAGCGTGACCTGATTACTCGCTTGCGAAAGTGCCGGGATAGTGGTTGCGTCAGTACCTGTAGCTGTAAGCGTAACAGTAGACGATTTAGCGGCTACACGAAGGGTACCGCTTAAAGATAAAAGGG